ACTCTAGTTCAGTACCCTTTGACCACTTGCTGATTGTCTGCATATCCATCTCGTCTCCACAAGAGACGACTGTCTCAGGTTGATACCATTGGATAAACTTAGCAACTGCTTTAGTGGCTTCTACATCGTGGTACGGGACCTGCAAGTCGGAAATGCAAACAATATTTTTCACTTCTTCTTCACCGCTGCTTTCTTGGCAGTTTTCTTAGTGCGACGCTTATTCTCTAGTCCCACATTCTTGCTTTTGGAAATGGTTCTGAGGTTTGAGATTCTGTCGTCTCCTGCTCGACCTTTGTTATTCTTATGGTCGACTTCTGTTTTCCTTGGTAATGTTTTACCTGTGGCTTCTTCGTAATCAACTCTAGCCTTATTGCTAGAAGTTGTAACCACTGTACCATCTTTCTTCTTTCTCTTAAAGACGTAGATTGGACGTCCACCATTCTGCTTACTGCCTTTGTAAGGTCCGAATATTTTCATTCTGTTGGCCATTTCTCTCTGAGTACCATCAACCCAATGATGGCATAGTTTGCTAGGTCTTTGAAAGAGTCTTCAAGCGGTTCATTCTTAGCATCAGCACCGCTATCAACAAGGTGATTGATGCGTGCCATCTTGTCCCACATACGTACACGTAGCCCATTGATAGGACCACCAGGAGATTTAGCAATGTTTAATGGACCGTAATCTGCATGCTTAGTAAGCATTAAATCGTACAATTCATCAACGATTTCATACACATCTAGGTCAAACTGGTCTACTGCTTGTTCTTTCCAGATGAGTTCCTTGAGGTCTGCATTATTCATTCTCTTTTAGTAGCCTTTCGATTCCGTCCATCACTTCTGACATCTCTGATTGTACTACACTTTCTTCGATGAAGTCTGTCAATTCATCACCTGATGCGTTAATCATAAGCAAGGTTGCTGACTGGATGTGGTCATACATGCCATCCAAATCACCCATGTTAGTGAGGTCATTAAGTATCTCTAAGAAGTGAAACAAGTCAAAGGTATAACGCTTATTAAGGCGTACACCCCACTCATACTCAACACCACAGTGCTCCATGAATTCAAATAGATCGCAAGTAGCAAAGTCACATTTAGATTCTGAACACTCAAAGTGTCCGTCAGTTGGAATTAACATTATTGTGCGCTCCCAATCTTGTTCTTAAAGTACTCTGCACCATGCAGACGATACATAGAATTCACATCTTCACCCTCAGGCATTTGCACTACCACAAGGTTACCCAATTCACGAGAAAGAGACTTACCAAAATCAGTGCCAGCATTATCCCCGTCAGCAAATAAGAATACTTTCTCAAAGTCTTGCAGGAGTTTGGTATAATGTTTCTTCCAGTTATTGACTCCTGGGACCCCCACCGAAGGTATACCACATACAGTATCGAGTGTGACCGTATCAATCTCACCTTCACAGATAGAAATAAATGAGGTCGCTCTAAAGAACGCACCAACATTGTAGAGATGCGTTGTCGCACCAGCCATTCCCATGTATTTCGGTTCTGATAAGTCCATCGAACGGAATCTAATGTCCACCACCCCTGAACGCGTAATATACGGAATCGCGAGCCGATTGATATAGGCTTCATGACCCGTTAACGGCTCTAAGACGACGCCCAAGCGTACGGCTGTCGCTTGCTCCATTGTTATTCCTCGACCTGCTAGATATTCCTCTGCCTCGAACAATGCGCTGTGGTAGTGCCTGGCCGCATTGGTTAAGGATTCCTTCTGCGATGCTGATTGCTTCACGAAAACTCACTCCCTCTTTGTCCATAATGATCTTGTAGCCACTGCCCTTGTACTGGCAACCGTGGCACTTAAAAAGATTGTCTTGCAGATTAACTGCTGCTGATGCGTGTGAATCATTATGAAACGGACACTTCATCTTAGCCCAACCATTTCTAGTTGGAACTGTAGCACCGTAGTGCTCTAATATCGCAGTGATGTTCGGGTTTTCATCATTCACTTGTCTAGTACCTTCCTTAAGAGTTCTACCCATACATGTACAGGCATAGTTGCGTACCAGTCTCCAGGATTCCCCTTGCCTTTCCTCTTGTGCACAACTACGCCTGTCCAAGCCTTATCGTTAGTCATCTCGACTATCAACTCTTCTGTCCAACCTGCTAAGTCCATCTTAGCGTGGTTCTTTATCTCTATAGTAACACCAGGAATGCCTGAGATGTCACCTTTATCAAGGGTCGCACCTGCTAAACGCCTGTCTACATACGGGAACCATTGCTTGAGGTATTTGACTACATCTCGCTCTGCTCCTGCACCTTTAGCCTTTGCTGCGCGACCACCCATGATTAGTACCAGCCGTTGCGATTATGAAAGGCCAAAGCCTTTGATGGACTGCCGTAACGGTGCTTGATGTACTTAAGGCCTAAGTCAATTTGCTTAAGCATCGGGGTATTCTCTGGCATTCTCAACATCTGAGGTATGCCATAAGCAGTTGAGTGTGGATTCTTAGCAGTGTAATCCCATCGGGACTCTTTGTTCCATAGTATAAACAATGCTTTCCACTCTCTATTACTTTGGTATTGCTCTAGGACTTTTCCTTTTGCAACCCACTTTGCCATTTTCTTCATCTCGGATATTGCAACTACACCAAAGATTGGTTTAGCGCAGTTCTCTCTGATTGCTATTTGTCTTTCCAAAAACATCGCACCCACAGCGTGAGGCAAAGTTCCCACAAAGACTACAGCAGCCATAATCCAAGCGTATGTTGTTAGTTTCATTTTTACTCCTCAATTGGGGCGGTTGCCTGTGTTCCACAGTCAGCACACTCCATATCTAGAAAATACATCCCAATAGTACCATCTTGATCGAATGATACCTTGAGATTCCAGATGAAACTTCCACAGATGCATACCGTGGTTGGCTCACCACGTATATCCATCGCCCTTGTGTAATCTGGTTTTAGGTCATTTATATCTTTAGTCATCGTCATCTTCCCACTCATCAGGGTCAACGTTTGGAAACGGATTGCCCCAGTCAGGGTGAGGTACGATAGGGTCGATGAAACTCATTTTAACCTTTCAGCGATGTCAGAAACATCCATGTATTCAGGGTTAAAGTTCAACCAAAAGGCAGTATTGCCTGTCGGGTCTGCCTTACCATAACGGTTCTTTACTGGTGCTACGGCGATAAAGCCAGGAGCATCAGAGCCAACAGTACAGATAAGTGCGGGCAACTGTGCAACCATACCCTGCAAAGCAGAGCGAGGTTGGCACGGTGTCCCCATGTAGGACTCCTTTGTATGGTGAAGTACTACAACAGCAGCGTTAGTATCTCTTGCGAGGTACTTGAGTTCTTTCAGAGTAGAGCGCATATTTGCAAACTCTTCTCCGCCATCGTTAGCGATATCCATAAGGTTATCAATAACGATAAGAGTAGGTGAACATCCCCATAGTTCTTCAAATGCAGCCACCTCCTGGTCTAAATCATCTAGTGTAGGACTAGAATCAAAAGACCAGAAGATGTGTTGTGCATGTTCATTTATTACTTTACGAGAAGTAGCAACCTCAGTCTCAAGTAGAATCTCTACATCAGATTGAGTCTTGCCAGTTATCATAGATAGCAGTCGCATAGCCATTGTGTGAGCATTGGTATCAGCACTAACGTACAGTGTTGGAACCTTTGCTCTTAATGCTAATGCAAGGGCAACAGAAGACTTGCCAGCACCAGGTGTACCAGCAATCATCGAGATTTCGGCACGCCGAAACACGACTTTGTTGAGTTCAAAGGTACGAAAGACAGTCGGTAGCGGTTCGCCACCTATGTCCTTAGTACCTACGGCGCGGGCAAGTGTTCTCATCTTTTAGAAAGATTCCCATTCTGCATCATTACGGCGGATAAAGACTGGCTGACACTGGTCTGGAGTTCCCTTTGGAGATGGGCACATATAGCCCTTCCATGGTCCCTTAGCACCCTGACCTTGTCGCTTTGTCATAATACCGTGGCTACAACGCTTGGCTTCTGGCCCTAGCGTACTGCCTGAAGTTTGTGTTGGATGTGCTGTGTGGTCTACTTGTGCATTAGGGTAAGCAGAACGAATGTTCTCTACTGCCTGTGATGCATTCTGTGGAGCACCTGATAGTGATTGCGCCATAACCTTGAGTAAGTCTTGTGAC